CACTCAGCTTCGCGGCAATGGCCACGGACGCGGCGCTGAACTCATACCCGAAGATCGCTTGGCTGAAGCCGAGGTGCGTGCACAAGAATAGTTGTCGTCAGTGCCCAGGGGTAATTGACGCTGAGCATGTGCCCTTTACTGTGTTGGGCTTTGACTGGCGGCTACAGGGCCAGAGCCACTTTCAAGGCGCGATCCAGGGTGTCCCTGCCCATGTGGCCGATGACGCGATGCACGGCCTTTGTGGCAATCGTCGCCACGCAATCGGCCATGACCACAGAATCGGAGAGCAGCCCCGATTCTCGGCCCTCGGCACTGTCCAGGGCCACGAACACCCGAAAGGGCTTGCCCGACCGGCGTAGGTTGCTTGTCACCATGGCGACCAGGACTTGCGGCAAGCCTGTGTCCAGGCCGTCCGCCTGTATAATGATGACAGGCCGCAGCTTGGCCGTCAGGCCGTCCGTATTGGGGAAGACGGCAAGGGCCACGTCACCGCGTTTCAAGGGTATTTCTCGCGTCGTCGTAATGGTCGTAGGCGTCCATCTCCGGGGAGTCCCAATCCAGGGCGAAGGCCTCCAGGCGGGACCGCGTTTCCTTGCCCTCGGCAGGAGTCATGTCGAAGTCTTCAATCGGGGCGGCACAGACTTCGTGGCCTGAGAGGCGTTCTCGAATGGCCTCCCATTCCGCAAGGGGGATAACCACGGCCACGCGGTTCCCCATTTCGTCTGTCTGGTATTGGATGCCCATAAGTCACCTTCCTTGCCCACAACGCCGGGCTTCTATCTTTCTCTTGACGTCCTTCTTGTTTTTTGGCAAAGGCTTCACCCTTTGTTGACCCACTAAAACCCGATTAGACCTAGTGGGTAAGCCCTTTTCCCTTAGAACCCTACCTTTTAAGATGCGGATGTCAACGGGGCGATCCGCCGCTTGCCAAGCGGACAAACAGGGCAAAACAGGTACAAGCGGGTACAAAATAGCGCACAACGGGTCGTATTTACCCATTGTTTGAACCAAATTTTTTTTCCTCTTTTCCAAAAAAAGTTTCTCCGCCAAGAAGATTGCCCGCCACCTCCGACGCCTGCTTGAGGGCATCGTCACGTAAATGGCTATATCTCCGCGTCATGTTCGGTGATTTGTGGGTCAAGAGCTTTTGCAGGGTCAGCATGTCCACTTGCCCGGACGATGCCAATGTGGACGCGAAAAGGTGGCGCAGACCATGGAGCGGGCGAAAGTCGGCAGGCAGGCCGGCGCGGGCCTTGATGCGGTTGGACGCAACCTGGATGGTCACGCGCTGCTTACCGCCCTGGCCGGGGAACACGAAAGGCGAATCCTCCACATGGGGATGGCCTTCAAGCACGTTCCTGGCCGCGACGTTGAGGGGGATTTTCTGGCTCTTGCCGCCTTTGGGTTCGCGGATGTGAATAAAGCCCCGGTCGAAGTCCACGTCGCGCCATTCGAGCTTGAAAAGCTCCCCACGCCTCAGGCCTGTAAAAAGCGCCAGTCGCATGAAACCGGCGGCCTGAATATTGGGTTCGTCTTCGATGGCCTGAAGCAGTCGGGCCAATTCGTCGGCATCAAGGTCTTCGGTTGTCTCGTTGTCCACCCTTGGCATGGTGATGGTCTGCTTGCGCGGGTCGGGGGAGTCGCACAGCCCCTTTTTGACGCCGAACCGGACAAGGCGCTTGAATAGGGCCAAGACGTGCTTGACGGTTTGCGGAGACTTGCCCTGCTTGAGCAGCCGGGAGCGCAGGCGGTCGAGGTCCAGGGTCAGGACTTCAGCCGGCTCCTTCTCCCCGAAAGCGGGCTTGATGTACGTCTCGAAGCGGCTTCGGTCGGTCGAAAGCGCGTGATTCTCGGGCTTGTGGGAAGCGTATTCGGTCCACAGCTTCGCCAACGTCCACCGGCCAGCCTCGGCCACTTTGGCGGCCTCTTCGGACTCGCGCCGGGCATTATTCGACAGAGACTTGCCCTCAATGCGTTCCGCCCTGATCCGCGCAGCTTTGGCTGGGGTCATGGCGTCCTGAAATTGTCTGCCGGCTTTTTCCTCGATCAACTTACCGTCGCGCCGGTAGCGCACAAAATAGATGCGCTCGGGCTTCCCCGTAGCTACGGCCGTGCCCATGATGAAGCTGACGCCTGGATAGTCGGTCTTGAATCGTTCCTGCTTCGGCATGTGATGTCCCCCACATCTTTGTGGGGGAGAGAAACCCGGGGTAGGCAACAAAGCCGGAAATGCCGTCCCCCACACTATCCCCCACACGCAAGGCCAAAATACAGATGACCTGATAGGAGTCAAGGGGAAAGTGCGACAGGAATTTATCCAGTAAATTAGGGTATTATGGTGACTAATCGGAGAAGGTGGGAATTGAGAGAAAAGCTATGTTGATGGCCTCTCACGCCGCTAACAGGGGTTCAAATCCCCTTGGGGACGCCAAGAGAATTCAGCGGGTTAGGACAATCTCCTAACCCGCTTTTTCTTTTGTCCACACGAAGTCCACATCCAGCCCCCGGACAGTAGTTCAAATCGACCGTCGTCTTGTGCGCCATGAAGAGGCTTCCACCGTATGGATTCACCGGCGGCTCCACAGGCAAAGTTTCATGAATAAGCATGTCATAGAAGCGGTTTTACGAACATTTCAGCGCCGAGAAAATGTGCCCCGACACTTAGTTTTGAAGGGGGAGTGATCCGGGATATGCCGGGAACATGTGGGATTTATCGGGACGGGAGACCTGGGGCGGTGCGGGAATCCGGGGTGTCAAGCGGCGGTCGAGACGGAAAAACGCCGATGACGCCGACGACGCTTAGATTTGGTGAAACGGCGTCGGCGCGACGTTTAGATTTGAAGGTCAGCGGATGTATTCCCGACAGCTCCAGACCACGCGTCCGATGACGCGGACTGATTCGGACAAGTGCCCGTTCATGTCGACTTCAATTGGCTGATGTTCAGGGTTTTTACTTCGTAATATCAACTTTCCAGGCACTTTGTCCAAGTACTTCACATAGACTTCTTGGTCTATGCCTACGGCAAAGATACCACCAGCAATTATAGCCTTCTGGTTTTCATCAATCAGAACAGAATCACGGTCCATCAAGACAGGCTCCATGCTGTCGCCTGCCACATCCATCAAAACCATTTTCTTGGGAAGACCCTTGCGTCTTAGAAAGTCGGTCTTGAAAGCATAGTACCCAATCACTTCTCCATCATTCTCAAGACTCCCCGTGCCGGCGGCCAAGCGCGCCATCACCTTAGGAACGAGCGTGTAACCCATGATTGGCGCGGCTTCCGGGGACATCCACTGAGGTTCGCCCTCCGGGATGGGGCAGACGTTTTGCGCCTCTGCGGGCGCAATTTGGGCGTTGCCGCGAAGCATTGGGCCTTCGCCTGTCACAAGCCAGTCTATCGAAACCTGTGCTTTCTCACCGACAAGCACAAACCAAGACGGGGGAATCTTATTCTTCGCCGTCGCGCTATTTATGGCTTGGCGTGAAATCCCTAGGAAATTCGCCAGTTGACCCGAATCGGTTCCGCCGGAGGCTTTAATCAAACGCTGGAGGGCCGCTTGAAATAGCTTCCGGCTTTCTCCCTGAAAGTCGGAAGCCAAGTCGGAATTTTTGCTTTCAATGTCTTTGCTAATCATATTAATGGCATGTGTGGTTTTTGTGGAACTTTTGCTTTCGAGAAAGTCGGAAGCAGAAATTTCCAGTTGACGATAAAACTTTACGGCAGTAAACCATTGCTTGTGGTCAACAGGTTGGCCGCTTTCCCCGATATTTAGTCGAGAATCACGGGACGGGCAATGGCTAAGGCAAAGCGAAATTTAGGCGGAACCATGGTGCAGCTCACGCTGCCCCTGTCCAGCCTGCCCACGGCCAACATGATGGCTGGCAGCCTGCGCTGTCGCGAGGCTGTCCATGAGGCTGTTCGGGACGCCTTGGCCGCCTCCGGCCTGACCCGCGAGTATGTTGCCGGGGAACTGTCCAGACTGACCGGCGATCAGGTCAGCATCCATCACATCAACAGTTGGACCGCCGGAAGCAAAGAAGGCGAGAGGCACATCCCTTTGGAATACGCCGCCGCCCTGACTGTGATTCTCGGTGATGCCCGAATTTTGGCCGCCGCCAGCCCGGCCGGGTATGTGGTGCTGTCGCCCGAGCAGGCGGCCGTCTACGAACTGGGCAAGGTGGTGGTCGAGGAGCGGCGACGCAGCCGCAAGAAGAAGGAACTCTGGGAGCGGATCAATGGTGCGTAAACAGGACATCAAGATTTGGATGCTCAAGAAGGGCATCAGCGGCAAGGACGTTGCGGACAGTATCGGCGTGAGCAAGTCCTACTTCAGCCACTTTTTGAAAGGCAAGAAGAACGCACCGAGAATCCGTGAGTGGCTACTTGGGCAAGGGTGCCCGGCGAAGTATTTGGGAGAAGGAAAGAAGGAGGCGGCGTGATGGCTGTAGCGTATTGCTGGGCAACTGGAGAAATTCAAATCGGTGACAACATGCCGGATGGGGCGCTCCCCTTAGCATTTGGTGATGCACATGCGCTTCAAAGCGCCGTCGATGGCCTTGCGACCCTGTCGTATAACAACGTGACCAGACTTATCCCAGGAATCCATACGAGTGGCAGTAAAGACAAGATAGATATCGTCCTCGATTTTGCAAAGCTCCTGCGCGCAGAAGTGGCAGCATAGTTCTTGCGAAACCGCCCACGCGGGCGGTCGTCGGACGGTGGCGCGTCCGGCCTGATGAGCAGCCAAAGGGGACAGAGATGGAGTTCGAGAAAGTCCGAGAGGAGGTCGGCCTCATGCTGGTGGGGCACGCGGGAAAAGACGCCGGCAAGGCGGCCATCCTCGCGGCGGCCGCCTTGAATAACATGTTCCTAGACCGTGGAATAGTCTTCAGGATTCAGATTCTTGGAGTAACTTATTACGAAGATCATGCGCAAAGCTGACGAAATCAGAGGCGATCTGCTGGATGCGCGCCGAGTATTCTGCGTCGTCACGGGACAAAACTGCATGTGCTCTTGCTTCAACACGCGAAAGATAAATTTCCTTGGCGACGTTCAAGATTGCATCATCAGAGTACGACATTTCCGCGTCTCCTGTTTGGTTTGACGGTTTGTGGAATTGGTAACGGCGACCCTATCAGGGGACGCGGAAAATCTTCAAGGCGGTAGGTAGGCGGTAACGGCAATGGAAGACAGGATTACGGCAAAGCAAATCGCACAGGCGCTGGGTGTCTCGGAACGGGCGGCCCGGTCCCGGGCGGCCAAAGAGTCCTGGGACTCCGAGGGAGTGGCTTGCCGTGGCGGTAAACGCCGTGTTTACCCGCTCGTTTCGCTGCCTTCCGACGTCCGCGAGGCTTTGGGCCGGGTGGCCGCCTCGGAAGCGGCCGCCGCTGGTCGGCTGGATGGCCTCAAGCTCAAGATCGAAAAGGCCGCCGTAGACGCCATCGCCGACGCCTCCCGGCAGGAAGGCTTGGCCAAGTTTACCCGGATGGGCGGCAAAGCCAAGGCCAGGGCCGAGGCGCGGGCCACCCTCCTGGCCGCCTTTGATGAGTTCCTTCGAACCACGGGCCTGCCGCCTTCCACCGCTCGCCATGTCTTTGCCGTCCAGTACCGTGACGGCGTGCTCCAGATCGACGACGACATCCGCGCCTTGCTCCCGAAAGTCTGTGCAAACACCCTCGGCAACTGGCAAAAAGCCATCGCCGAAAAAGGAATTTCGCGGCTGGCTGGCAATTACGGCCACCGTAAAGGCTCCGGGGATATCGACCAGAGTACTGAAGCAGTCGAGTACATCAAGGGACTTTTGTACGAAAGCCCAGATATCTCGGGAACGGATGTTCTTGAAGGTTTGCAGGTGCGGTTTGCGGGATTGCCCGTCACGCTGACCAAGGTGCAACGCTGGCTGAAGGCATTTCGGAAGAACAATCCGCGCCTCATGCTGGACATCACCAGCCCGGACGCCTGCCGCTCCAAGTACCAGCCGGCCACGGGCAGCCGCTACGAAGGCATTGAGCGCCCGAACCAGCGTTGGGAAATGGACAGCACCAAGGGCGACATCATGCTTTGGGACGGACAGAAGAAGTCCCGGCACATCATTGTGGCCTGCATCGATGTGTACACGCGCCGGGTCCGTTTCCTGGTGTCTCGCTCCTCAAATGCTGCCGCCGTGGCCTCTCTTATGCGTCTTTGCCTCCTGGAATGGGGCCAAGTGGAGACTCTGGGGACGGACAACGGATCGGATTACGTCAGCAAGCACATGGTGCGCGTCGCTTTGGCGCTTGACATAGAGCGCGACGTCGCCCCGCCGTTTACCCCGGAGCATAAGCCGTTTGTAGAACGCGTGTTCGGAACATTCCTGCACAGTCTCTTCGAGAGCTTGCCCGGATTTGTCGGCCACAACGTGGCTGAACGCAAGGCCATTGAAGACCGAAAAGCCTTTTCGCAGCGGCTTTATAAAGGCGATCTGTCCGTTGCCCCGGAACTGTTGTTCTCACCCGATGCGCTCCAAAAATTTTGCGATGAATGGGCCGACGCCTACTACGCGCACAAACCGCACTCCGGCGAGGGCATGAACGGTAAAACCCCGTGGCAGAAGGCGGCGGAATGGCCCCATCCGGTCCCGCAAATCCGCGACGTCCGCGCCCTGGATGTGCTGCTCTCCCCTGTGCCGGGCAAGAAGGGCGACGGCTACCGCGACGTCGTGAAGAAAGGACTCAAAATCCACGGCTACCACTACACGGCCCCGGAGCTTGGCGGCCACGAGGGGCGGCGCTTGCTGTGCCTTGAGGACGCCGCCGATTGGGGCGCTGTCCACGTCTTTCTGCCCCGTGACCAGCAGGATGAGGACGGCGGCTTGGAGTACCTGTGCCGGGCCGTGTGCCCGCTGTTGACGGGAATATCCAGGAGCGAGGCGGCTATGGCCCGCAGCCGGGTCTACAAGAAGGTTAAGGCCGAGGAAAAAGCGGCCATGCGCGCGGCGTCTCGGAAAGTTGGGGCGAAGGACGTCTACCGCGAGGTCATGGAACATGCCGTCGATCAGGCCGGCAAGCTTTCCTACCTGCCTAGGCCCACCACCCCCCACGAGACGCCGATGCTCACAGAGGCCGGAATCGCCGCCCGCGTTGGCGATACCCAGCCGCCCCAGCCCGCCACCGAAGCCGATCTGGCCGCCCGCGCCGCCCTGGCCGCAGACATGGCCACACAGACCGCCGTGGTCACGGCTATGCCTGAAGCGCACATCGAACGGCAGCGGTACAACCGTTGGCTGGCCATCGATGCCGCCATTACGGCCGGACAGGACGTCCCTGAAAAGGACCGGAAGTGGTGGGAGAGCTATCAGACTACGTCAAAATTTCTGGCCGAAAGGCAGATGCGGGAGTTTTTCCCGCAGCTAGTCGAGGCCGGCCAGTAAAAAGCGAAGGCCTGCCGTCGTAACCGGCAGGCCTTCAAATGGAACCAAAACAGGGAGACTGAAAAGTGGCGCAACATGGATCAACTGTCAATGGCGGCCCCGCGCCGCTGCTTAACGTGAAGCTGTGCCTGGAAGCCTTGCAGGCCGCCAGCAACCGTCCCGCGCATCTGCCCGGGATCGTGTGCATGTACGGCCCTTCGGGCTACGGCAAATCGACGGCCGCCGCCTACGTGGCCACCAGGACGGACGCCTATTACGTGGAATGTCGCTCGTCCTGGACCAAAAAGGCGTTTCTGCTTGCCATCCTCCAGACCATGGACATCCGCTCTGGCGGCCGCAAACAGCCGGCCCGGACCATCTACGGCATGGTGGATCAGGCGGCCGAAGTGCTGGCCGGCGGCCGGCCGCTGATCATCGACGAGATGGACTACCTCGTCGACAAAAACGCGGTCGAAATCGTCAAAGACCTCTACGAAAGCTCCCGCGCGACCATTCTCATCATCGGCGAGGAGCGGCTCCCGGGCAAGCTCGAAGCCTGGGAGCGGTTCCACGGCCGCGTGATGCACTGGGTGCAGGCCCAGCCGGCGGACTTTGAGGACGCCAAAGCCCTGCGCACCATGTACTGCGACCGCGTACAGGTGGCCGACGATCTGCTGGCGCTGGTGGTTGAGACGGCCAAAGGGTCGGTACGCCGCATCTGCGTCAATCTGGAGCGCATCCAGGCCGAAGGGTTGGTGGACGGCACGGAAACCATGACCCGGGCGGCCTGGGGAACCCGGAAGCTCTTTACCGGTGAGGCCCCAATGCGCCGAGGTCTGCGATGAGCCGGCAGCCTGCCCATGTCCCGGCCGGCCTCACGGGCCGGGACGTCGCCTGGGAAGCCATGCGTGAGGCTGGAACGTTCACTGTGGATGAGCTGGCCGGGAAGACAAGGCTGCGCCGTGGGTCAGTGGATGATTACGTCCAGTCCCTCGTCAAGGCCGGCATCGTGGTCAAGTCCGGGAGCCGGCCCAACCCTCATGGCAACACCGGGAGCTTCCCCCGGGCTGAATACACCGTCGTCAAAGTTTGCTGGGGCCTGGAAGCCCCCCGCGTCCGCAAGGACGGCACTCTCCTGCCCGCCTCCGGCCGGCAACGGATGTGGCGGTCCATGGGCATTCTCAAAGATTTCAGCGTGCGCGATCTGGTGGCTGCCGCCAGTCTGCCCGAGGCCCCGGTCGCCCTGGCCGAGGCAGAATACTACTGCAAATGGCTGACCCGGGGCGGCTATCTGAAGACTTCCGGTCATGGCCGCTACTTTGTCCAGCCCGCCATGCGCCACGGGCCACGCGCTCCCATGATCCAGCGTGTGCGCCGGCTGCTCGACCCCAATACCGGCGAAATCCTCTGTGAAACCGTCCCTGTCGAGGAGAAGGCCCGATGAGCGCCGCGAGCCGCGCCCGAGCGGCCTGGGACGTCATGGCCCCGGACTGGGTGATGGCGCTGGCCGAGGCCTGCGACCTGACCTCGGGCCGGGCAGTTGCGGCGCGCCTGGACGTATCAACCGCCGCCGTGTCCCGGGTGCTGGGCAACACCTACGGTGACACGGCCGGCATGGAACGCCGGGTGCGCGAGGTGTTGATGGTCAGCTGGGTGAATTGCCCGGTGGTCGGCGAGATCAGCGTGGCGGATTGCCGGGCGAATCAGGCGCGGCCGTTTACGGCCGTAAACCCAATATTTGTGCAGCTTTCCCGGGCCTGCCGGGCCTGTTCGCACCGTGAATCCAAAGGAGCGTAAGCCATGAGCATCAACAGCAAGATTCGTAATGTGTGCAATGTGTTGGAGGGGATGGCCAATGAGCTGACCGAACAACAGCAGGCCACCCTCCGCATGGCCCAGGGCGAACTGGCCGATGCGGCCGATTGGGTCGAAGGACTCGAACATAAGCCCCTGTGCGACGTGGTCGCGGGCGGGGACAACAAGGAGGAACGCCTGTGAGCATCAACGAAACCCCCATCCCCGAAGGCTACATGGAAGACGCCAAAAGGCATCTGATCCCGACCGGCAAGGTCAAACCGGTGGACAAACTGCGTGATGAGCTGGTGCGCGGCATAGTGGGCGCAGCCAAAGAAGCGCAGGCGGTGTTGCGGACCTTTCGCGTTAACTCTCTGGGTGACATCCAGGCCTTCGCGGACCTGTCGGCCGAAAAATACGGGGCCAAACGCGGCGGCCTCAAGGGCAACATCACCCTGATGAGCTTTGACGGTCGTTACAAGGTGCAGCTTCAGATCAGCGACCACCTGTCCTTTGACGAACGGTTGCAGGTCGCCAAGGCCTTGATCGACGAATGCCTGACTGAGTGGGCCAAAGGCAGTACCGAGGAGATCAAGGCCATTATCAACCAAGCATTCGCCGTGGATACGGAAGGCCGCGTCAACACGGGTGCAATCCTTGGTCTGCGGAAGCTCGACATCCAGGACAGCCGCTGGCGCGAGGCAATGGAAGCCATTGCGGACAGCTTGCAGGTGATTGGCTCGAAAAAGCTCATACGAGTCTACGAGCGTCGGGACGATGACAGTTATGCGCCCATCCCGCTCGATCTGGCGTCGCTGTAGGGGGCGGCCATGAAGCAATGTGAAGGCGACGGTGATTGTAGCGCCCAGCCGGATGCGGAGTGCCTGGGCTGCATTCTTGGTATTAGTGAAATCGAGATGAAAGCGTTGCAGAGGTCCTTAGAAGAGAACACCGAAGGCCTGCATAAGGCCGGACTGGGGGGGGGCACGATTGAATGCATCATTGATGCGATGACAGTCTAATATGCGAAACCGCCCCATGCGGGCGGTCGTCGGGACGTGGCGGTCCCGGCCTGATGAGCAGCCAAGGGAATCATGATGGCAAGACAGTCGTGGACTCCAAAACGTGCGGCGGCCAAGTCGCGGCGCAAGATCGAAGCGGCAAGGAAGCTGTTGCTCGGAATCGCCTGCGAGTGGGACGACGAAGACAACTTCCTCGTGACGCTGGTGGATGAAGTCATCGCGCCCCTTGATGTACTCAAAGAAGCCATTAACGAACGACCCGGGGAAGATGCGTCATGACCGAACGATTTTACGCCGATGACAAGGCCGTTCGCGGCCGGGCCGGCATCCTCGACCGGACCAAAGGCAACCGCTTGGTCGCCTTCTTCACGGTCGACAAGGAAAACGTGGACGCCGCCCCGGCCATGGCCAGGGTGTGCGCCAAAGCACTGAACGCCGCTGTTGCGGCACGATCTGGACAGGGTGGCGGCAATGCGGCTTGAACGCGTGGAAACGCTCCCCCAGGGGACTCCTGTTTTTGAGGTCGAAACTGGCCTCAAGGACTGCGCCAATCCCGGGTCCTATCTGCCCAGAGGCCTTGGCTGCCAGACCGTTTGCCCTGGCTGCGGCCGTGTTTGCTGTATGCCCTCTGTACATTTAGAGCCTGGGAAGCACTTCGTTGTTCGCAAACGGCCGGTGAAAAAGGGGAAACGCTGATGGCCGCCCCATCCACCGACACCCGCCGGTCTATGCTGGCCAAGGTCCACATCGCCAAAAAGAATTTGGCCATGGACGACGGCACCTACCGCATGATGCTCGACAACCTGTATGGCGTGGACTCCTCGGCCAAGCTGTCCGTGAAGCAGCTCGACGATCTGATCAGCCACCTGACGTCGCGCGGGTTTGTCGCCACCAAGAAAGGGGACGCCAAGCCGTCGCGGCAGAACCAGCTCAACAAGCCGATCATCACCAAGATCGGCGCGCTGCTGGTGGAGCTGGGGCAGCGCGAGGGGCGGCATGTGCCGTGGGAGTATGCCGTGGGCATCCTCAAGCGCCAATCCGGCGTCATGCGCCTGGAGTGGGGCACGGCCCCCCAGCTGCGGGCCGTGGTGGCCGCCTTACATGCGCGGGTCCAGAAGCTGGACCGCGAGGCCCAGGACAAGCTGTTAACTGGCGAGGGAACAGTAAATGCCGGCCCGATGCCCTTTTGATGCCAACGACCTGCACTGGCCCGGCATCCTGGCCGACATCGCCGATGCGGCCGGGCCTCTGGCCGCACATCGCGTGGCCGAGGCGCGGGGCGGCGCGCCGGCCTATTTTCCGCGACCCGGGGCGCTGACGGATGACCATTGGCTGGTCATCGCCTGCGGCTGGGTTGCGGCACAGGTCATCGCCCGGCGCGTCGGCGGCGGCCGGTACGAGGTGCCGCTGGGGCCGCTTGTTGGCAACCGGGCGGCTGTGGCCCGCGCCATCCGCGACGGCCTGGAAAACGGCCTGACCGGCCACGCCGTCGCCCGGCTGGTCGGGGTCGATTGCCGCACCGTGCGCCGTCACAAAAACGACGACAGGATGCCGGGGCACGACGACCAGCACCGGCTGATCTGATATTTCGCGCGCATTTTTTGCGCGCATGAGGACGCAAAATGGCCGAGAAACGCCAGCCGCTATACCGCATCGCCATTGCTGGCCCTGAATTTCGCCGGGTGTCGGAGTTGTACCCGGCCGGGTTGTTCCCGGGCGGACAAGATTTGCCAGACCGCTACCGGGTACGCATCAACCGGGCGTGGTATGCGCCCGATGGCGTAAAATATGCGTTTTTGCCCCTGCCCGATGCCCTAGCCGTGGCCGGTTGGCCGCACGAGGCCGCGCCCCGGCCCAGGCTGGGGCGCGGCGACCGGCGGCGGTTGCTGCTTGGGGGCGCGGATGGCGGCACGGCCCTGTATGAAGCCGTGGTGGTCATGACGGACCCGATCCAGGGACCGGATGGAAGGTGGCGGGTGTTTTTGGTTGGCCGGCGGGAGCCGGTGCTAACTGATGATCTAAAATCTATTTATGACTAGACTCTACTTCTTAACAGGTCCACCAGTTTTTCTGGCTTGCTTCATACACCCCATGGCGGTTTCTATAACTTGTTTATCAGGCTTATCTTCCGCATACCATGACAAACCAACGGTACGAAATTGCCAATACGCCACACAGTACCAGTTGTTTGCAGTTTTTGCTTGCTCAATACTTTCGCAAATTCCGCGCGACTTGTCAGCGGCGTCCGCGAGCAGCTCAAAAAAACGGGCACGGGTTACGCCAACATCAACGGCGGAAGCGATTCTTTCAACGGAAGCATTAAAGGGCTTCCAGTTCCCGGCGTAACTTTGCTGAGAAAAAATGACCATAAGCACAATGAAACCAATGCTCTTTTTTAACATAGGCAACTCCCTGTCCCGATGAGATTTGTCGTTATGCGTTATGTGAAGACAACTAGCCCGTCAACCAGCTTGACGCCTCCCCGGCAAAATCCTATCGGGAAGGTGTCAGCATTCTAGGGTGCGCCCCCGGCCCAGACAGGGGGATTTTGCGTTTGAGCGAGTAATCGCCGGCGGCTTGGCCGTTGGCGGCTATCCGGGCTCCCAGATGCCCCGTATCGTGAGGTACGGGGGCGGCCCTAGAACCGCTGACACATCTGGGGGCCTTTTTGTTTGTCAGGCAAAAAGGCCCAGAACGTCAAAATTCTAGGAGGCCTTCATGTCTACGTCCTCGTTTCGACCCACCGGCATAAACTCTCCCGTGTCCATCGAATTATTGCCCGGCGAGCGCCCGGCCGTCCGATCCTTGGAATTGGCCCAGCATTTCGGACTCAAGCATAAGAATGTGTTGCAGGACATCAAGAATTTAACGGCCAAATTGCCGGATTCCTTCACTGAGCTGAATTTTCAGCCCAGTACCTACGAAGACCCCACCGGTCGCACCTTGCCTTGCTATCTCCTCTCCCGCGATGCCTTCACGCTTCTGGTCATGGGCTGGTCGTCTGCCCGCGCCATTGATTGGAAGCTCAAGTATATCGAAGCGTTTAACAGCCTCGAACGCGCCGCTTTGGAGAACGTCCGCCAGGAAGCGTTGGCCGAAGGAGCCGGGGCGTGGCTTACGCTGCCACCTGCGACCCGGGATTGGTTGCCCGTGGCCCTGGATTACCACAAGCGAGGCCTCAACGCCTGCGAGATCGCCAAGCTCATGGACAAGTCGGATTCGGCCGTCAACAAGGCGCTGGCTCTGGCCCGCCGGCTGGGGCTTATCGACGGGGGAACCGCCCGCCGTCGCGCGCCGGGGTTTGGCCGCCGCCGCAAGAGCCAGGGCGCGGGGGCGTAGCCATGGCGGCCTTTGTTTGGCCCGGCGACACCACGGCTGATACCTTGGAGCGTCTGGGCTGCGTGGCCGATTTTCTGGCCGAGGCCGTGCCCGCCTGGGCGGCCCGGCTGGAACACGAGCCGGCCGGCGACAGTGCCGTGACGGGGCTACATGCGCTATGCTCGGAGATTGCCAAAACCCTCCACGGTCTGGCCCGGCCTAATCGGTAGCGTTCCTTTTCCTCACCCACAAACGCGGCCCGCCAGACATTTGGCGGGCCGCACTCGTTTCCAGCCCCTTGACGCCGCGCCACTCATCGGGCAAATGGGCCATACTCGCCTCCCCATAGGTGGGGCGGACATTTGTCCGCTCTCTACCGCTTTTATCCCCCCGTTATAGACGTCGCCATGTTGCGACGTGTTGCCCATCTCCTCCTGCTCCTGTTGCTGGCGACGACCTGGTTCCCCGGGATCGTCGTCAGCCAGCGAGTCCGTGTCCAATCCGTGCCGGCCGTGGTCGATCATGTCCACGATGGCGACACCCTCACTGTGACCGTGCCGGGCTGGCCGGCCATCGTCTCGCCGATCCTGGTGCGCCTGCATGGCATCGACGCGGCAGAACTGAGCGATCCGCGCCCGGTTGAGGGCAGCTTTGCCGATCTGGCCCGCGATTGGCTGACGGACCTTTTGCCGCCCGGCACTGCCGTGACCCTGCGCGCTGTGCGACGGGACAAGTATTCCCGACTGCTCGGCAAAATCACGGCCTCGGTAGACGGAGAGCAACGCGACGTCGCGTCGGAATTGCTCCGGCGCGGCTTGGCTCGGCCCTACAGCGGGCGCGGGCCGAAACCCTGGTGAAAGGAGTCCTCATGAAACGCATTTTCTGCTTCCTCCCTTGTCTCATGCTGCTGGGCTTGATGCTCCTGGCCGGCTGCATGGCGCTGCCCGGATCGGGCCAGTCTTTGGGCCAGTCGGCCGCCGTCCAGGCCCCGCCTGCTACCGGGGCGGAACTGGCCAAGATCGATGCCGGCGCGGTCTGGCTCGACGCCTCGGTGGCCAAGATCATGGAGGCCGTCAAAACGTCCGCCGTCCAGGCTCCGAACGTCGATACCGCCGCTCTGGAGCCGGCCGTCACGGCCTTGCAGACGTTGGCCGCATCCTACGGGACGGCCGTGGCTATGGGCGACGTGCCCAAGGCCGAGACGACGTGGCCGCAGGCCCGGGATGCCGTGACCACGGCCATCGCCGTGGCCGGCAAGGTGCTGGGGCCGGGCCTGACGGCGCTGCTTGGCGGTTAGGGGGGCGTCATGCACCGGTATAAAGAATTCGAGTTTTGCCTGGATGGCTGCAAGTTCGCGGTCAGGCTCCGCGAGATTAAGCGGTGGAAGCTGGTGTTGTGCATCGCGGCTAATACGT